TAAATAATCACGTAATTTATAATATGATCGTGAAGTAGCTAAATTACTTCTCCAATCTTTGCGACCACTTAATGTGGCCAGTGACGATCCCTGCATAAAAACAGGAATCTTTTCCGTCTCGTAAAAGACTGCCTCCGCAGAGGGCTTTTTATTAATAATATTTTCAGTAAGTCGGTAGTTTACATAACGAGTTGACTCATACTCGCCAGTATTTTATCAATATGTGGACTCACCAAAATCCGTCGTAAATACGATAATGAGGGATTGCCTCTTGATGATAAATAATAATTCCTTCGGTAATTGATATTTGATAGTATAGTACATAACCGTGTAACTAATTATTATCCCTAGATTTGGTTTAATGGACTCTTCTAAGATTGCCCAGGTGGAGATGTAACTATTCACAGTCATCAGAACTAGAATAAAGACTAGTTACTAGTTGACTGTAAGTAAGAAACAACTCCTCAAGTTTATCCTCACATTGCGACGTTTCGGTAGCAACTAGAGAAATTAACTTAGCCCGCTTAACATTGAACTCTTCTTCTTTAAAGTGGAAGAAGAGTTCCCTGTTAGCGGAAACGCAACACTCCGTAAATTGTGTTGCAGATGAAACCACCTTACTAGGCATAGACCAAAGCAGTGATTTCATGATAGAAGATTTGTCTAGTGGTGCAACCCAATGACCCAAGTCTTCCCGCCATACGAATCCCCTCTTCAGGAAAGTCATATTCTTCTTTTTAACAAAAGGTTCTAAAACTTCACCTTTTGTGGCTGATGTATACTTCATACCGTAATGTTTTAAGCAGAATTCTGCATAAGTAACATTATTGTAGTAAGGAGCAGCACTAGAAGAAACAGCACCCAAGAGATCATCACCATAAGTGATTATTCTGACATGGTCCCAGAATTCCTCTGATTTAAATGGTATTTTACCAAATTCACATAAGTAAACCCATGCGTACATACACATAATAACATTTTTCTCACAATTTTTCTCGGCTGTTGGATAAGCTCCCGAGGGAGTCATTGATACTAAAAGTAACACACCACTCAATATAATAGCTGGTAATATATCATCACTGAATATGCCAAATACCATTAATAGAGCATAGGGTGAGTATCCTAGTATTTCTAATACCTTATATGTTACAGAGTTGGCTGCACAACTCACATCATGTAACATAGTAGTATCAAATGCGCTATAATCACCTTCTAGAACGTTCATCGGAACACCG